TTTTTGATGCTTCATTATTCGTATGGAATCTTGCAATAAGTGTTTCATATTTTCCATGATTGAAATTAGAATTGGTTTTCCCAATCATATCGCAAGTCGCTATTTGTGGTCCAAAACTATAAATTGAATCTGTTGCAGTGCCTGGATTTGCATTTTCCAAGTCACTTTGGAAACTTATTGTTTTATTATTTGTATATCCATCATCTGATTCAGAATAATGAATAGATGTACCACCTCCATTAGAATGCATGCTAGAAGTTTCAAACTTCATATTTGGTATCCACCTATCCAACAAGTTCATTGGGTCATTATATGGGTCAGCAAATCTAACTGTTGGGACTTCCTTATAGAAGGTAAACTTATTGCAGAAGTCAAAGTCCTTGCTAGGAATATCCTTTCCTTGCATATAGTTTCTTCTAACGTGGTCATATATGAATGCATAGTCCTTACCCAATAAGGATATTGGTTCACGTCCCAATGCTTGAACAATGAACATGATATCCTCATAGGAATTATTCATACCAATCGTTCTTGATATGAAATCACCGTTTGCCAATACGTCTGAAACAGAATTGGCAATTGAGCTTGCCACAGTCTTAAAAGTTATATCCTTTACATTCATATTATCTTTAAAATATACTATGTTTTTGTTTTAATTAAATAATTAACGTCCATATGTGGACATTGATGATATTTGACCACGAAGCGTTGCCAAGTCATTCATAAATCTACCACCATTCATATCATTATTGATTGATGTCTTAATCATCTCCTTAAGAGCATTCATGAATGAGAAATCATTAAGTAGTGCATTTACATCAACATTCTTTGAATTATTTCCACCATCAAGCCTAATAGTGCCACTTAAATTGATGTTAAAGTCATTAACAGTTATCTTATTACCATTAACATTAGATGCTTCACTTCTATTTGGAATATAGATATATTCTTTCTCTCCAACTGGTTTTGTTCTCACATCATTCTGATTTGTCAATATACTTGACACCATTGATGTCATCATGTTAGAGATACTGCTTGGATTGGATATAAATGTATCTGAATTATAGTTAGCTCTATATGAAGTTACATTGGAATATGCATTATTGGTTTTAGTGATATTAGAAATTGCACCAAACATGTTTGGAATTCTGTTAATGAAGTTAAACAAATCAGCTTGCTGGACTGAATTCAATACCATTTCGCCACTGTTTAATCTTGCAATAACCTTATCACCGTTTGTTGAATTCCCACCAACAATACCTCCATTAGCATGTTTTTCGCCATTAATTACGTTTGTGGTGTTTGTATATAAATTAGTTATTGATGTAATCTCTTCTTTTTTATTCTTAGAAGGAAATAGTCCTTTTATAGCTCCACTTATATCACCAACAACAGTTTTAACACCTTCATAAACATCTTTAACTACTGTTTTTCCACCGCCATAAAAATCAGAAATTACTGATTTAGCCCCTTCATATCCTTTTGTTATGGCATTACTAACTTTATCAGCAATGTTGCTAATTCCATCTAATGCAGTTTTACCAACAGTTTCTATACTATTCCACACTCCACTAGCTACACTTCCTATACCATCCCATATTCCGTTAGCATAAGTTTCAATGCCTTTCCATACATCACTAGCAACTGTAGTTATACCGCCCCACACATCACTAGCAACTTTAGAGACAGCACCCCAATATTCACTAGCTACATTGCTAATTGTGTTCCAAACTTCAGCCCCAACTTCTTTTGCAACATTCCATGCTCCTTTAGCAAAATTTTTAGAAGCATCCCATGCACCTCTAGCAAAATTTTTAGAAGCATCCCATACGTTTCTTGCTAACTTTTTAGTACCTTCCCAAGCATCGCTAGCAACTTCAGTAATAGTATCCCAACTTTCACCAACTTTTTCACCTATCCAATTACCAAGAACTCCACCAGCAGCAGTACCAAGAGGACCGAAGAAACTTCCAAGTGCTGCTCCAATACCACTTCCAACTGCACCTCCAACAGCTTTATTTTTGGCAATTCTAGCTTGGTCTAATTGTTCATTATAAGTTTCTTGATTTATTTCGCCTCTTGCTAAAGCTTTATTTAAATCTTTTTGCGTGGTCTTATAATTTGTTAATGCAGAAGCACCTTGAGCAATGGCAATTGCCCCACCAACAACGCCACCACCAATTTTTACTGCTTTGCTAGCATTTGGCCCTAGTTTAGTCCAAACATTTTTACCAATATTGCCAAGTTTGGTTAAAGTTCCGCTTCCATTTGCGGCTTTTGCAGCACCTCCACTACCACCGCCTTTACCAAGTAATGTTTTTCCTAAATCATAAGCACCCTTTCCAAATTTAAATGCCTTTATAGCCAATACACCGCCAAGTATCCATTCAAGATTGCTAATTATTAGCTTAAAGAAACCTCTAGTCCAAGATTTAGCAAAATTATTAAGCGAAGCAAGAATTCCATTCTCATCAGTTAGCATAGTAAGGAATTTATCAAGTTTTCCAGCAAGTGGAATAGCAATCTTTTGAATTGCCATATCACCCCATCCCTTAATCGCTGTTTGTATTTCTTCTGCTTTTTTGATTATTGGTTCTGCAATGGTGGCAGTAAATGACGTTTTATATCCTTTAACAGTTTCATCAATTGATGTCAATGACAACGCTTGTTGACGCATCAGTTCAGAATCATCCATGTTGGTGAATTTCATCATTTCTTTAAGCATGTTTTCAGGTAATTTACCACTACTGATATCATGCTTATTTCCACTTGCGTCATTAATCATAAGTTTTCCATTCTCAACATATGACTTATTAAGAATGAAATCTCTTTGCTGTTGGTTATACTGTCCTAATGTTGTGCCAAATGCGCCTTCCTTATACTTTATTTCAGATTGTTTCTTGGCATTCTTTACAGCGTCTTCTTCACTAATGCCCATAGCCTTTGCAATATTTCTTACAAAGTCCATGTTCATGCCATTAATGCTAGCATAACCCTTATTTGCGTCAAATGTTGCATAACTTGCCAATGAATCAGACATTCTTTTTGCAAATGCCTCTGGGTCATAGTTTGCCTCATATGCGGCAGTTAATGGATTACCAAAACTAGCAGCAGCACTACCTCCAAGCATCTGCATATGTGCAGCATTCTCAATGGCTTTATCCAAATCCATAAAGTTCTTTGCAGCAGACTCCACAGAAGCCATGTTAATACCAAGTTTCTCAGAAAGAGCTGTCATTCTGATTATACCATTAACACCATCCTTGAATGACAATCTATTTGCCATTGATAGGTTCTTTGCAACTTTCTCACTAAATTGTGCTGCATTAAGCCCACTCTTTGCTGCTGTTGCATAAGCTTTTGACACTGCTCCTTGTACAGCTCCCAATTGAGCGCCCATACCGTTCATCATCTCTGATGTAAACTGGTCATATACATTAGAGCCAACAAGCTTATTTATCTGAACGATGGTCTCAGCTTGAGCGTCATTAAGCATTAAAGCTTTTCCAGTTGCATTGGACAAGTTTTCTTGTATTTTTAATACCTCTTCAGCAGCAATACCATAAGCTTTACCTAGGTCTTTAGCTCTAGACACAAGAACTTCGGAATAAGCTTGAGATTCCTTCAAACTCATTCCCAACTGGCGACCAAATGCTATAGCACGTTGATTATATTGCAACATCTCCTTTGCAGCCTCTCCAACGGCATTTTTAACCTCTCCAAGAGCGCCACCAAGCATTCCAAAAAAACTGCCACCTAATTTTGCTAATAATCCTACTAGAAAATTAAACATTTAATATTTTTTTTAATATAAATAGCTTTTTATATATTTTTAACACTATATATTTGGTCAATTCAAAAAAAAATCGTACCTTTGCATAAAAGAAATAAAAAATAAAAATTATGAGATTTTATACAAATGAATACGGTTTTATTATTGAATGGGATTCAATAAAAAGTTATCTGCAATATTTCCTAGGTCAAGTATGCGGAACTGTATTGTTTTTCTTTGTTGTGATACCATTTATGTATGTTGCAATGTATTGGTGCGGATATGTAGAGTCTTTAGACCCACTTATTGATTTATTAAAGCATATATTTTAAGTTATAGTAATATTTATAGGAAATATATTTCTTATAAATGGTTTTAACTGAAAAATACTTACATAAAATAATACTTCAAGAAGTAAATCAAAACGTAGCGTTTACTATAAATCATTATCATGTTGAGTCTGCCTTTAATAGATTGAATCAAATCTGTTTTAATGGTAGACTTAAACCTTGTTCTATTAATTTAAAATTACCAAAAAACTATTTGGGATATTTTAAGTATGATGGTTATACTAATAATAATCAATTGATAAATCCTACCATTTCTATTAATGGGCAATATCAATATACCACACTTCAATTTGAAAGTGTTCTTGCACATGAGATGATTCATTATTGGCTAGCAATGAATGGTGCTGACCCAAAATGTTCTCATGGCACAGAATTTAGACAAATGGCAAATAATATCAACTCTCAATTTGGATTAAATATCGATGAACGAGTTGACACGGGTAATATGGTATATAATAAAAAGAGCAATGTATACAAACCAAGCAGTCAAATTATTGGTAAATTGAAGGCATATCATCAAGCTTTACAACAATATACTTCACAGATGAAAAATGATATGAATAATAAGAGTGGAAGTATTGGGATGTTCATTCAAACTTTATATTCATTTAATATTGCCTTGATGAATGCAATAACTAGATGTGTTAAAAAGAATTCTTTAAATGAAAGTAATGATTTCTCTAGTGATATTGCAGCATTTAGAAATGGTTATAACCAATGGAGTAATGGGTTCATAGATTTCTTGAAAAACATAAAAACATCAAAAGATAGTTCTAATGGTGGAAAAGCATCATCATATAATAATAATTCAACATTAATGCGATTGCTATTTACCACATTCCCATATGACATTGAGAAAAAATTTGATAAAATTAATAGAAATACAATGAATGCATTATCATCAATTGGATATGTTGACGCAATAATGCAAACAATAAGACAAATGGAATCAGATATTGAAACAGAAATGCAAAACGCCCAAGGTTCAAATCCTTGAGCGTTTTTTTGTTAATTATATTTAATTTCTTTGGCTATATCATATTTTTTTCATATCTTTGCACCAAGTTTGCAAACTGAGTTAAGAAACAAGTTTAATTTATAAAAACAAGTTTAAAGTTATGAAAAAAATTAAAAGTATTAAGGAAATTGTAACTTCTCCAATATTAAAAAATAAAGAAGAAGTTCATTTTATTGGTAAAATTGTAACCAAGGAAAACCATTCATGGGGTAAAGGTAAGAACAAGCATGAAATAACAAAATTCTTAGTTAAAAGTGATAATTTCTGTATCACTTGTTCTATTGAATCTGAAAATAAGAACTACGAAGAGCTGTTAAATAAAATTAAAATTGATAAGATTAGGTACTTTGAAGGAAAAATCAATAAGAGCCTAATTGGAATAGACATCACTGTCACCTATGCATCTTCCAATATTATGCTGAAGAGACTAGAGCATGAAGAGGAATCATTGGAAATAAGGTTTCTAAAACACATTTATTCTCACGATGAAGATGCTGCGTTAAATCTATTAAAGAATAATGCTGAACTCAACACCAATTATGAATTTAATGGCAATATTCCACTTTTTACAGTGATTGGTAATGAGTTCGAAATGGTAAGACTTTTTGAAGCATTGGTAAACCACCCTAATACCATCTTAAACACAGATGATGGATTTGGAGAACCGCTATTAAACTCATTGATTTATATATATTGCTGTGACGAAGCGAAAAAAGATGAAAACTATCGAGAGTATATTGCAAGGTTAATTAACATAGTTCTAAATTGCGAACGTTATGATTTCAACATGATTGATTTAAATAACAACACCACCATTAATGCAGCATGTGACCAACTTAATGATAGAGCACTTTGGATTGTAAAGGCTCTTGCCTCAAAGAAGAACGTTGATATCAACATCGTTAATGACTTTGAGTGCGCAGCACTTGGCAATTGCATACGCAATAAGAATCTCGAATGCCTCAAAATTATCTCTAAGAGAAAGGACTTGATTGTTCGTGATGAAGATAGAGAAATGGCAAAGAAATATGGTATTGACCTTTCTGAATATGGTTTAGCATAAACATAATAAAAGCGAGACTCTTAATTGAATCTCGCTTTTTCTTTTATAATCCCATTTCCTCTGCAATGTCATCGCCATTGAGTCCTTGGCTCATGCTTGTGTAGTTAGATATGTCACTTGATGACTTGCTATCATTTCCACTCATTGCAGCATTTCTTGCCTCCATGTATTCATTATACTTATGAATATAATACTTTCTATCCATGATTGGCATATTCATCAATGAATCATATGGTATCTTTATATACATGTGACAAGCAAATAACTCATCCTTAAGATTCCTCTCATACATCGGGGAGATTGAGGAAAACAGTATCGTCCCAGTTAAGAAAGGTCTTAAATGAGCCACCTCCAAGACTCTCAGGTCTTTCAACCTCAATGTCAAAGTCAATTCCAGGTTTATTATCGCCAATATACTTTCTCAACATCATCGCATCTCTAGTTGGCATGTTGTTGATATATTTCCTTACAAACTCCCTATCATAGTTGTCATTAACAGCCACAATCTGCAACTGCATGCTGTTTGTAACCATCTTTGTAAACTCTGAACTATTGACTTTCTTAAGCTTCTCTGACCATGTTTCCATTGCCTTTAATGCAGCCTTAATCGTCTTTTTCTCATTCTCAGTGATGTACTTGTCATTCATTATTGCAGCAGTGAGTGATTCCCTCTCCCTATCAAGCATCTGAGCCTTAGTACCATAACCTTCAAGCTCTGTTACTTGCTTAAGCTGTCTCTCTTGCTTTCTTGTTAGATATCTGAACTTAATCTTATCCTTTCTAACTGGAGTAACATACTCAAAGTGACCATTCTCATCGCCAACAAGCTTAAAATCCTTTGGCTTAAGTTTGGTAAGGTCTATGGTTGTCTCAATCTGCTCACCAGTGTCTGGGTCAGCTACAACAATTGGAAAATCTGGACCGTAACTCGTTGCTCTCAAGAATAACGTGATTGCATCTGCGTCACCACTTACAAGGTCATCGACATTGATTTCACTATTTACAATCTTATTCTTCAATAGATAATCAATCACAAGACCATCTTTATAAAGGTTTGGAGACGTAATGATATTTTCATCATATGCTGTCAAGTAAGCCACAGGAACTCTATCAACCTTATTTCTATAGCACTGTCCGTTGCTAGGCAATTGAATAACATCATATTGCGCGTTTGAATCAACATTATTGAATGTTGTCGCATTTGCAACAGTTGTTTCACTTGGCGTTAAATCTGGTTCCTCAGCCCATTCTACGTCAGTCGTTGATTTTGTAGCTTCTTCAAGCTCTTGATTATTTTTCTCATTCTCTGCAATCATATCAAAAATTGACATATCAGTGTCTTGGAACATTGATACATTGTTTACTTCTTTCTTTTTTGTTGATAAACTTGTGGTCTTTGCAACGGTTGGTGCAGCACTAGCATCAATTGACTTAATATGGTCAATCACCTCTTGCTGTGCCCTCTCAATCTGTAGAACAGACTGTTTATTACCCTTTTCTGCTGCTTCCTTCTTTGACTTCTCAAGCATCTCATTGTTTGCACGAAGCATCATAATCTCTTTCTCTTGTTCCTCTGTTAATTTTTTTCTACTTGCCATAACTAATTTTATATTTTATCAATTAATGTAATTTTCTCAACAAATAATACCAATGAGCCACCTTCAGCAACATCCATGATTCTACAGTCCACAAGCACTGCATATATGTCTTCATCAGCATTGTTCTTGAAATGAAGCTTTAGGTTTCTCTTTGGCTCTTTTGCCAATACCCAATCTTCACCAAGCTTATCAACATATTGGTTAATCGAATTATGTTCCTTCACCCATAACGTGAGTTCTGTCTCAAATTCTTCCTCACTTGTATCAAGGTTAAGCTCAACAATCTCAAGGAACTGTTTCTGTTGTGCAAATTTTTCAATAAAACCATCCACAGTCTCTTCATTTCCTTCAGCATTGAATAACATACCCTCACAGCTCGAATAAGCCACTTTTTCCTCGCTCTGAGACGTTTTCTGACCAAACTTGTACAGTTGTCCATCTGAGGACTGAAGGAGCGCTCCTGAGCCATTTATGGAGTCCATCATGGAATTGTACACAATGTCCTTGTTCTTCTCATATTCTTCAGCAACCATCTTGGAGTATTCATTCTCTCCATAATAATCGTTGCTTACATCAAATGCCCCATCATTATAATCGTAATAGGGCAGATAAAACGTAACTTCCATAAATATTTCAAAATTTATTTTATCTTGTTTATATGCCTCTTATTCTTATTAACTCTCACTTCAACCTTCTTGTCTTGAATATAAAGTCTTTTCTTCAACATCTCCATCACTTGATTTGGATTTTCCCTTATATCTTTCTCCCATATTCTAATCAATGGTATGCCATGCATCAATGCCCATTCATCCTTATGCTTGTCAACACGCTTGTTATGCTTCTGCATTGGATTCATCTCACTTTCCTTAATAAGCCTTGGGTCTGAATGATAATAGCTGCCATCAATCTCAATTAGAAGATTATGCTCTGGGAGATAAAAATCGAACCATCTACCAATATCTGTTTCAAATTGATAAACATATTTTAATCCTAATTTATCAAGGAAGTCTCTTGCAAAATCTTCTTCTAACTTTGAAGTTCCAAACAAAGGATGCTTCCTTTGTTTTTTGGTGACTACTTTTTTCTTAACTGTTTTATTTCTTTTAGTTACTTGTTTCATTAATATATTCTATAATTTCATTCAAATTAAAACTATTTTTATGCCTTATATAGAACATTTTCACATTATGCTTTTCGCATAAATTAAGTTTTCTTTTGTCCCTTTTCTGCTGATTAATGAAAGTTTCCTCTCCTCCAAAAAAATCGATTGGTTTATAATGTTGTTCACCTTGTACCTCTATTGCTGCGTTATACTCTGGCAAATAAAAATCTAAAAACAGATTAGTTCTATATTTTAACCAATCAAATGTTTTTTGCCTCTCTATTAATATATTTAATTTTTTAAGCTGATTATATACCTCTTCTTCAAACAATGATTTGTTTTCACGCCCACACTTCCAACATCCTAATCCATTTATATGATTGTTTGGAACTTGCCAAAACTCGCCATGAATAGGGCAAATTATACACACTTTGGTGTGTGAATCAACATACTCTACTTTAGAATAGTCGTACTTATTTCCATGAATCTCTTTTGCTTTTTTAATAAAATTTTTAGTTGTATATTTTTTTATGTTTGATAATTTTTGAATTCCACATTTCCAACATCCGCTTCCTTGTAAATGTGAATCTGGAGTTTGCCAGAATTCACCATGAATAGGGCATATTATACAAACTTTAGTTTTAGCATCAACATATTCTACTTTAGAATAATCATATTTATCACCATGAACTTTTCTTGCTCGTTCGATAAACTCTTCAGTTGTAATTCTACCCCTTTTATCCCAAGTATGTTTATGTCCACACTTTGGACAGCCATCTCCACATAGATGCTTATTTGGAGTTTGCCAGAATTCACCATGAATTGGGCATATTATGCAAACTTTCTTGTTAGAACGTTCATATTCTACTTTAGAATAATCATACTTATCCCCATGCACTTTTTTTGCTTTTTCAATAAAAGTAGATATGTTACTAAATTTTGAATTGTTCGTTCTATCATGCCCACACTTGCAGCAGCCAAAACCTTTCAAATGACTATAAGGTATTTGCCAGAATTCGCCATGTATAGGACATATTATGCAAACTTTTGTTTTTGAGTTTATATATTCTACTTTAGAATAATCATACTTATTTCCATGAATTTCCCTAGCTTTTTTAATAAAATCGTTTGATGTCATATTTAATTTATTTTATATTAATAAATATAACGATTTTTTGTTTTGGATGATGTACAGCCCTCTTGGTTGTCTTCACCTTTGGGGCTGTACTCTTCTTTGATTTATTTTTAATAGTTATGGAAGTTCTTTTACGAGTGGGCAACTTCATAGCTTACATCCTCATAATGAATGGTCATATTAATAATATTGATATCATCACTCTCATATGATAAATCACTTCTGAATG